ACTCGCATTTTTTCCGAATAGTCCAAAAGTTTGGGTTAGGATGGGCGAACAAGTGTTTGAAAGGAAACCAATGATCTACGAAACCACTAAAACGTGGATTGATACGCTGACCCTAAATTCTGAAAGCCAGGTACACGCTGATTTGGCTTTGGCTTTGGCCGCCCGCTATGACGAAAAGGGCGAAACATCAACTGCCGGGGAACTGCGAAAAACAATCAACGAGTTGAAGCTGATGATGGGCAAGGTTGAAGAACTTTCGCCGCTTAGGGAACTGCTCAAACGCTAATGCTGTTCCCAGCCCGTTACACCAAACCGCTTTCCGATGACTTCCCTACCGATGCGGATAAGTTGTTGAAACTTGTTGAACTGGCGTATCAGGATATGGATAACCCGAAGAATAGTAATTTCAAACTTGATGAGTGGCAGTCTTGGTTGTTGCGCCATATGTTGGAACGCTACCCGGATGATTATGATGATCCCGATTTGGCTGGAAAACTAAGGTATCGAAGTTGTATCGTATCAATCCCCCGTCAATCAGGGAAGTCACTTATAGCCAGCATCCTTGGAGTTTGGGGGCTAACGATGCGAATAGGGCAAGTTTTATCTTTGGCTTCAAACACCGAACAAGCTGGAATCATTTATAACCGTGTTTTGGCAACCATTCTTGGCAACCCAGAACTAAAAGCGATGTTCAAAAAAACTACTGAACGCAGGGGTATCGTTTCCGCTGATGGGCTTTCCCGTTACGATATAAAACCCGCCAAAGAATCATCAATTCAAGGTTATCGTTGCGATACTGGGCTTCTGGATGAGCTGCATATTTGGAAAAAGGGAATGTGGACTGCAATAAATCAGGCCACCGCAGCCAGCCCTAACGCTTACCTTTGTGGCATTACTACCGCCGGGGATTTGAGTTCAGAAACGCTAATTGACCTTTACAAGCTTGGCGAACGGGCAATAAATGGTGATCCAACGTTAGAACGCTTTGGTTTCTTTGTTTGGGAAGCCCCCGAAGGTTCTGCTATTGATGCGGAAGCAGTTTTGGCTTCTAACCCAGCAGTTGAATGTGGCAGAATCCCGTTAGAACGTATACTTGGCGATTTGGCAACCATTCCCGAACACGAAGCCCGCCGGTATCGTTTGAATCAGTTCATTTCGGGTTCAAGTGAGTCTTGGCTTCCAGCCCCAGTCTTTTACTCTAACCAAGGTCACGGAATTGATGATGTTATGGGTTCAGTTCTAGCCATAGACGTAACAACCAAACTAGATTATGCCACTATTGCCGCCGCCAAAAAGATTGGCGATAAAGTCCAAACTGAATTAGTTGCTTCAATAGTGAACCCATCAGAAAACCGCTTGTATGAACTAATAACTGACGTTTTCAGGCGAACGAAAGCCACCGCAATAGTTATTGATGGTTCAAGGATGCCCAGTTTGCAAAAACGCCTAAAAGCCAACGGTTTCCCATTATGGCAACTTTGGTCTAAGGAAGTCGCCGCAGCTTGTTCAACAACTTTCAGTCTGTTTCAACAAAACCTTATCGAATGGAATGGTGATGATCAGTTATTAGTTGCCCAATCACCCAGGGGAGTTGCCCGGTATGTTGGTGAGAATTGGTTTCTATCCCGTAAAGACTCTTTGGGGGATATTGATAGCGTTTTGGCTACCGCTTTGGCAATTTATGTTTCTGCGACACGCCCCAAAGATTTCGTTGGCATTTTATAAATAATGTCGTAAAGGGGGGCTAGACTAACCCCGTGGCAAGTATCTGGCAACGCATTTTCAATCAGACGGAAACCCGTGCAACAACCCCTGCATCCGTTCCGCCCCGTTCTACTACCCTAGCCAGCCCAGAAACTGCGCTTTCGCTCACCGCAGTCTGGCGAAGCGTTCAGATACTTGCCACTTCGGTTTCAAACCTTGGATGGCAAACCAAACGCTATGCAACTGGTATGGAAATGGTTGTTGATAACCCAACTTTCATAAATAACCCATCACTTATACAAACCAAACACCAATTCATTTATGCAACCGTGGCAGAAATGGCTTTGACCGGCAACGCTTTTTGGGTGAAGAATTTTGATTCTGCCGGGCGTGTAAACGATGTGACTTTGTTGCCTAGCGCTTCGATAAACGTAACTCTTTCCGAACCAAATAACCTAATGTCTGCCCGTGTTTATAACTATATGGGTAGATCGTATTCCGCTTATGAAGTTGAACATTTACAGCTCTTTCCAAGGGCTGGATGGTTGAAAGCGCCAAGCCCTATTCAAATGTGCGGTGATGATATTGTTGCAGCTCTTGATTTGCGGGATTATCAAGCCAATTGGTTTAGTTCATCAGGTATTCCAACGGGCGTTTTGAAAACTAACAAAGACATTACCCCAGCCGATGCGGATGCCATAACCGCCGCTTGGCATACGAAACAAAGCCAACGCCAACTTGCAGTTCTATCTCAAATGGATTATCAAAGTATTCAGTTAAACCCTGCGGAAGCGATGTTTACCCAAGTTTCTAGCCAAGTTGTCCAAGGAATTGCCCGCTTGTTTGGTATTCCAGCCCGCAAGCTTGTTACCGGGGTAGATGGTACTAGCGATACCTATTCAAACCTTACGGATGAAGAAAGCGCATTTTTCCGTGAAACCTTACAGGCTTACACCCGCCCCTTACAAGATGCCCTAAGCCGCTGTTTACCCCGTGGATCACGGGTAGAACCGCTTTGGGAAGATTTGATTTTATCTAAACCAGCCCGAATTGCTATGTGGAAAGATGCCATTGATTCGGGAATTGTTACCGCAGAATACGCCGCCCAGAAAGAAGGATTCATTGGATAACTTAGAAACCCGTGAAGTTGAATTCAGAATTGACTCAACCGAAGAAAGAACCATTACTGGACTAGCAGTTCCATATGGTGAAGATGCCAACATTGGCGGCGTTTATAACGAACGCTTCGCCAGGGGCGCTATTGATTCAGTAGCAGACGTAAAACTGTTTTATAGCCACGAAACGCCAATTGGAAAAGTTATTTCCGGGCGAGAAACAGATTCAGGCTATGAGATCACTGCAAAACTAACTGCTGGCGTTCAAGCTGCTGATGAAACGCTAGCGCTTATGCGAGATGGCGTTCTAAACAAATTTTCGGTTGGCTTTGTGCCTATCGAACAGGAACGGGATGGCAACACTATCACCCGAACCAAAGTATCGCTAAGAGAAGTATCGGTATGCGCTTTTCCCGCTTACAACTCTGCGAGTATCACCGAAGTTAGAGAAGAATCTCTAACGGAATCCGAAAACCCAATTGAAATTGAAAGTGAGAGTGACTTGGAAACTCCAAACACCGAACTAGACATTCGCCAGATGCAGGATGAGATTGTTGAAATCCGTCGAATCGCTGAATCGAATGTCGCACCAGCAACACCAGCCCCATCCGCATTTATGAAGTTCCGTTCACAGGGTGAATATGCTCTTGCATTAGCAAAGGGCGATGACGAAGCCGCAAACCTTCTTCGTGTTTACACTCCGGGAACAACCGCAGACACATACAACCTACCGGGTTGGGTTGGCTTCATAAACAACCTAATTAGCCTAAACCGCCCATCGTGGTCAGTTTGGTCTACCGGAGTACTTCCAGCCGCTGGAATGACCGTAGATTATGCCCAAGTAACAACCAATGGTGTAACCGCAGACGTTCAGGCAACCCAGAATAGCCAGATCGCTCAGGGAAACATTGTTATCGGTTCGAAGTCATCGCCTGTTAAGACGATTGCATCGAGTACCATTCTTAGCCGCCAGCTAGTAGAACGTTCAACCGTTCCATTCCTAGATACCGCTTTCCAGGCTATGAGCATCGCTTACGCAAACTCAACCAATGCTGCTGCTGTTTCTGCTATTGGCGCTCTATCGTTCACCGGTAAAACCTTCGCTGCAAACCTATCAACCGCTAAGTCAATCTTGACTGGTATTACCGATGGCGCTGTTTACATCAAGAAAAACTCTGGCCTATCCCCAGAATTTATTCTTTGTGACCCAGATGCTTACAAGTACCTAGTTTCAACTGTTGATCTAAACGGTAAGCCACTTGTACGCTTAGACGGTGGTTCTGCCAACGGTGAATCAATCGGTTTCGCTGCCCCAGTTCAGCTAGCTGGAAGCATCTTCGGTCTACCAATCATCGTAGACACCACTCTTGCATCGAAAGTCTGCTACCTTGCAAACTCCGCTGCATTACAGGTATTCGAATCAAGCGGCGCCCCAGTTCGCTTGGTAGATGACTACACCGGTGTAAACACCCTAAGCAACGAGTACGCAATTTACGGATACTCTGCAATTACCGTGCCATTCGAAGGCGCAATTGTAAAGCTAACCGTAGCGTAAGGCTAAAAATGGCTGTTACGGTAGTTCAATTCAGAGAATACGTTGGAACAGACGAAGATTCGCTTTTCGTCACCAATTGTTTAGATGCCGGGAAGGCTTTGGTTGCCCGCTACATTGGCGCAGTCACAACCGTACCCAGTCACATCCAAGACGAAGCTGTTCTAATTGCTTCTTCTGAATTGTTCTACCGTAGGCAGTCCCCCCAAGGCGTGACCCAGTTCGCTTCTATGGATGGAAGCGCAATTCGGGCAGGAAAAGACCCTATGACGGCTTGTGTGCCGTTATTGCAACCTTGGGTTGGTTACTCTGTCTAATGGCTGTAAATGAAATAACTGCTTCCAAAGTTGAATATGCTTTGGCGCTTTCTGCGCTTGGATTGCGGGTTTCATCATTTATTCCAGAACGCATCGTTCCACCTATTGTTGTGATCACTCCAGGTTCACCATATCTTTCACCCGTTACTTTGAACGGTGAATGGTTGATGAACCTAGAAGTTATGGTTATAGCCGCCCCAGCAGTCAATTCAAAAGCATCTGAACTATTGGATAAAGCTTTGGAAAAAATCTTGAACGGAAACCCCGATTATGCCCACATAGTCACGGTTTCACAACCCTATGCATTACAAACAAACAACGCAGAATTTTTGGCCGCCAACTTGACCATTGATTTGCGAATAACCCTGTAAGGAAAAAATAATGGCTATTGCTGTTCCCCGTATTATCGCCCGTGATATTACTTTCAAAATAGGTTCAACTTCTTACTCCCCAGAAGTGAACGCTGTTGAACTAACGCTTGGGGATACTCCCGGCGGTGTTATGACCTTCGGTTCGGTAAGAACTGACGGTGAATGGACTCTAAAAATTGATGGCTATGTTGCCCAAGTTTCCGCATCTCTTTACCAATTTCTTTGGGCTAACTTCGGAACAGAAGTAGCTTTTGAAATCAACCCAGGCGGTGGAACTACTGGCGCAACCAACCCAAAGTACTCTGGTACGGTAATCATCAACGAACTACCACCACTAGCGCTTATGGCCAACGAAGAAGCTGCATATTCTGTTAGTTTGCGAGTCAAGAACACCGGTCTAGATGTTTCTGCCAAGCTCTACTACGGTATTACCATCGCCACCGTTTAATAATGTCTGGAAAATCCCAAGACTCTATAAGAATTCCTAATCTAAAACAGATTCAGGATGCCATTAAGGGTCTTGGGGCTTCTAGCAAGGAACTAGGCGCTGCATCGTTCAAAGCGGGAACAATAACCGCTAACGCAGTCAAGGGAATAATGATCCCTTTCAAACGAAGCGGAAAACTACTTTCAACGGTAAAAGCCAAAAAACTTGGAACGAAAGTAGTTGTGCAGATAGGTAATAACACTACTGCCAAATACGCCGGGTTGCAGAACTACGGTTCTAAAAAGAAAAATGTGGAAGGTAAATACTTTTTGCAGATGGGTGTTCGCAGAACTAGGCAACTTGTGTTAGATACTTATCTAAACGAATTGCAAAAACTTGTTGATTTTTATGAAAGGAAAGCAAGCAAATGATAAAGAACATCAAAGTAGACATTGAAAAAATGAAGTTGGGGGAACAGGAAGAATTTGAACTTCTTTCTGGATGCTCAATTTTTGAACTAGCCAACAAGGGCTTATCTGGCAAAAGATTGGCTGCGCTGATCTACATTTTTGCTAGGCGTGAAGATGCAAACATCACGTTCCAAGAATGTTTGGATTTAGATATGAATGAAGCTTCTGAATTGATGGTTGAAGGTACTGACCCAAAAGAACAAAAAGGTTAGAGAATATGGCACGGTTTTGTTTGGCCACCCAGATGAAACCTAGTGATTATTACAATCTAACACTTGAAGAATATCAAGCATTTATGACCGCTATTGAAGAAAGAAACCGCCAATGACTTTACCGGTAAGAGCTGAAATACTCCTAAATAATGCCAATTGGGAAAGAAACTTGAAAAAGAGTTCCGCCCAGTTGGAAGGCTTTGGCAAGTCTATGAAAGTAGTTTCTAACAGCGTGAAAGCGCTTTGGGCTGGGGTTGCGGTTGGCGCTATTGGTAGCGTTTATGATGCGATTGTTGATGTTACAAAAGCGGCTGCTGATGATCAAAGAAGCCAAAAACTGCTCAATGAACAGATGAAGCGAACTTGGCACGGTAACGATGCCCTAAACAAGTCAATAGATGCCCAGATTGATAAAATGGCTAATGCTACTGGGGTCATTGACGATAAACTCCGCCCGGCGCTAATTCGAATTGCGGGCGTAACAAAATCCCCTGCTAAGGGTATGAAGATGTTGAAACTATCTTTGGATATTGCAGCCAAAAGCGGTAAAGATTTAAATATGGTTTCAATGAATATGGCCAAATTCTTGGGCGGTAACAAAACCGCTTTGGATAAACTTGTTCCCGGTCTTTCCAAATCTGCGGACAAAATGAAATTCCTAAAAGACAATTATTCAGGATTCGCTGAAATCTCTGGAAGAAATGACCCATTCGGAAGAATCAACGTAGTCATTGAAAATTTCAAAGAAAAACTTGGACTAGCTTTCCTACCATTAGCCAATAACTTCGCTGATTGGTTGGCAGGGCCAGATGCCCAAGCTGCGCTAAACGATATTGCCAAACGTGTAACAGATGCTTTCGCTTGGGTGAACTCCCCAGAAGGTAAAGCAACTATCAACGAATGGTATCAGAAAGCCAAACTTCTAGTTGAACAACTAGTTTATATTATTGATGGTTTTGCCAAATTCTTAGGAATGATGCCAGGCTCTATTGCCCAGAAACAAATTGATAAATCTGGTGGAAACACTTTCATCGAACAACGAACTAGCAAACAATTTTCTTCCCCAACTGCCAGGGCTATTGTTGATCCACTAGGCATTTCTAACCTAATGTATGCCCAAATGAACAAAGTAACCCCAGCCAAAAACGCTATTTCAAACAACTATTACACAATAAACGGGGTTGTTTCTGGAATGGATGTTCTAAAAGCAATAAAGGGTGAAGCTTCGAAAAAGGGCTTATCAGTTTTGAAGTTGTTGCAACAGTAAAATGGCGGCCAGAACACAAGCTTATTCAGTCAATGACTGGAAGATTTGGACTTACGTTCCTTTATCGGGATCGTTTGTTTTGGATTTTTCTAAACTAAATGGTTCGGACACGCTTGGCGCAACTGATGGGGCTATGGCAATTCAAAACGTTGGAATTGGTTCGATAACCATTTCCGAAGGATCAACAATAACGCAGGGCATTTTTACAGACCCAACCCCGGCAATAATGAATTGTTCTCTAATTATCAAAAACTTTACTAGTACCGTTTCAAAAAACTATCTTGTTGGAACGCCTATCTGGGTCACGCTCAAAAATGCTGAAACTTATGACGATACCGTTTTTGGTAAAAATACGCCTATATTTATGGGAAAAATTAGAAACTTTACCGTTCAACTCAACCCAGAATCAAACATCGCCAACGTTACAATCGAAGCATCATCTAAAACACAAGATGATTTAAACGTTTTGCTAACCATTCTAAAAGACAATAACGTTTATAAAACAGACATTATTGGAGTAACTGCGACAGCTGCGGGCATTCCAAATCTATACAAATCATCTTTCAACCAATTTGGTGGCACGATTGTAGGCGCTTACGAAACTAAAACTTATGGCGAATGGGTCAAAGATATGGTTCTTTGCGATATTTATGTTTCCCGAGATGATGTAACCCCAATAGGGCTTAGTTATGGCGCAACCACAAGAACTTACAAATACAATACCGGCATAAAAACAACAGACAATTCAACCTATAATTTGACCGCAGGTTACATTTTTGATAAAACAACTATTTCAGATTTAGTACTAGATTGGGATGGTTCAGGCTCGCCAACAGGTGTAAACCTAACAAACTATTACGATCAAAACATTAAATATCAAATTGGTTCAAGTTCTGATTCTGCTAGCGGTGGCGCAACTATTTTCAATGCAACCGTAGACTTAAAAGACGTAACCCAAATGACTACTTTTGCCCAACTTGCGCTTGCTTATAACAAAACTTTTGCCCCAGTATCAATTACCACCGTTACAGCTCATAATTTCCAAAATTTGAACTTTCGTGAAGATACGTTATTGGATTCGGGTTCAGTTGCCCGCAGCGCTTGGCTATACCCGGAAAAATTGTTAAGAATTGGCGATAATGCGGTAATAAATATGCCAACTTATGGTTTCACATACAATCAAGCCC